GTTCCAATTAGGACTAGTAAAAGGAATTCCATTACGTTATATAAGTGTAATTAAAAGCTCCTCTGCTCCAAATACTTTATTTGCTCCGCAAGCTTCGCAAGTGTAATTCCTTGCATCCGGTTCGATACATTCCGCAATTTCATTGCAAGAAGTACAAAGTCCTAGATTACTATCGGATTCGACTAAATCGATAATTAATTGTTTGTTCATTTATTTTAGTGGTTAGGTTAACTAGATTTAAGGAATTGTTTTAATATTGGCTGTATCTCTTGTTTATCGATATAGCCTTTTTTAAAAAGTGAGCAGATATAAGCATTAAAAGACAAGTGATGATCATCTCTTAAATATTGTTCAGGGCTGCAAAGATAGCCATTAATATAGATATCATCAATAATATCGTTCGTTACGTTATTAAACGTTATTAGTTCGTTTTTCATTAGTTCGTTTTTTATGAATAGCGTTTTACGTGCTTTTCTAGTTCTTCAATAGTAGTAAAAAAACCGGTAATGGTTAAAATATCAATATTGTCTATTGTATTTTGAATTTTAAGAAGCTTGTCAAATAGCGCTTCCCATTCGGCAGATTGTCTAATATTGTTCATTGAATTAGGTGTTTTTAGGTTGAATTAGGTTAGTTAGGTTAAATAACTGCTCCTATTATTAACCAGGTAAAAACAAAAGCAAATCATTTAGATGTCTTTTTTCATTAATTTATATTCATTTAATTATTCTTTTTGCTTTTGTACCTGGATAGCTGGTTTTTCACTATTGGTATATATAAGTGGTCAATACACCTAATAAGAGCTTCTTCAGTTTCTTCATTGTCCAATAGATACGATAGGCCGGATACAGCCAAGCAAGCGTGTAAAGACTCATGCAAGAGCGTTTCAAGTGTCTCTTTGTTTGATAACGTTTCCCTAATTGTAATGGTCTTTTTGTCAATGTCACATAATCCAAAGTCGTTTATCGGTTTGTATTGGATCTTGAAGGCGATGCCAGCAATTAAGATTTGTTTGGGTTTGTAGGATTCTTTGTCAGACATTAATTAATTATTGGTTGAGTGGTTACAAAGTGAATACGTTATGAAAATAAAAACAGGCATACAAAAAAAGACACATAAAAAAAAGAAAGCCAATAGATCCGGTAAAGTATCAACAAAGCATCAACTCAATATCTATTATATGGAGTAGATACTATTATATCAGTTCAAATCTTAGATCCTGACAAATCTACCAGACAATAGGCCCCCCTTTTGACTTTAAAATTCACCTGGATTTGATCGATTTGGCTGGCTTTGGGGGAATTCCGAATGCGAGTGCGTATATAT